TATTGAGGTCAACCGTGTGATGTTTCGAGAATCAAATACAAACGTTATCTAATACAATAAGACAATGCGAAGCAGCGCCAAGATACGAGATGATTCAACGAACGAAGATGAATGAAGAGTGTTCTATGTTCGTGTATTGGTGTGATGGCTTCATCGATGGGCGGGGAGCTATTCGCTCCCCGACCTGTGTATGAGTAAGATGGTCACTCTATTATTGAAGTAAGATGAAGTAAGAGAAAGAAGGGTCGAAGCATTCATCCCTATATCCTCACATTCTTACTATCCCCCTATTCATATTTATACGTATAGTACGCAATATTATTACCCCCTCTTACTTATATTAGACGTATTATTACCCCACACCCCTCTTGCTCTTTCTTTCTTTCTTCGTATAATGGGTTTAACCCCCGGCGGGGGAAAATCATTCCACTGGACACCAATCAGATGCTCACGTACTCTTATATATAGAGTGTGATGTGTTCACGTAACATAAGGGATCAATCGACATGGCAACCTTCTCTTCCGGCTTCTGGGGAACGTACTCTCTCCTAAACAATCGTCGTCCTGGTATCTCGCAACTGTTCGTTCGTCTTCGTAATGGTAAGACGGCTCGTGCTATTCGTGACCAGATCACTGATCTCATTACAGCGAGTGGTGCAACGACCGGCAGTGTGACGAACAAACGAGTGAAACAGATCGACACTGATCTCGGTATGCTTGGTGGTGTTCGTACGATTGAGAGTGAGACGATCACGACTCTTGCTGCTTCTTCGACTTCAAATGCGAATACACTTGCTGAATTGACCACCATGAAGACTCGTCCTTCATACGTGAAAGACCTCTCGGGAAATGGTGGTCCGGCTCTTACTTAGTAATCATTCCCCCGAGTGAGAAGTAATTGAGTCTGAGCGGGGGGGTGCATAGTCATCCTCCCGCTTCTTTATATAAGGAGATAAGAGATGGGATCATTCGACAAAGAGATTAAAGCGTCCATCGCTGAAAGTAGAAAGCAAACAGACGCAGACGTGATCGACAAGCAGATGAAGAAAGATCGTGCCAAAGGTAATAAGCCTGCTTGGATTGATGATGTCACGTGGGCAGCAAAGAGCGAGAAGGATCGACAAGCTGCAATTCAAGCTGGACCTCCCGACAATGATATGAGCTATTTCACTAAAGGGATGAAGTAAATGGGCACTGGTGGAACAATCGCATCGATCCTTGGAGCAATGCTTCTTGGTGGTATGGGTAAGGGGATGTTCGGCGCTAACGATGGTGATGGCGACGAAGCAACCAAGAAGCTTCCTAGCGATGATATGTCGAAGGTACACTTCATGAAGAATCGTGAGGTTGAGACTCCTTCTCCCATTGATGCGACAGAGATGGTGAAGAAGCAAGGATTGAAGCCGACATTCGATAACATCAATCGTGTGACTGATGGTATGCTTGTCGATAGGTCAAAAGATGCTCCCATCCCCGGTGCCTCTCTATCTAATGAGCAGTTGACGGGAGAACCTATGCCTCAGGCCATAAAGATTCCTGGGCTAACCTCTGATGCAAACGACACATCTCTTCCGTCACAGCCCGAAGATGGTTCTATGGCTGTTGATTATATGAAAGACATGGGTCGCGTTAAGAACAATGAGTTGCGATCTTCAAGTATACGGAATGGGTTGGATGATATTGTATCGAGAATTATGGGCACGACTCCTCAAGCTCAAGAAGCTCTTCGCAACAGACAAGAAACAGCCAGAATGAGAAGGGAAGCGGGACGTTGAGTGCTATCGACCACATCGAATTAGCAGACGGAACGAAGGTAAGCACCTCTACAGGTGAAGTCATTCGTGAGAAGAAGGAGAGAACTGTCTTCACCGACAAAGCTCTCCCGCCTTCTGCTAATGAGATGATCACGACACGGCTCTCCGATCTTCCTGCTTCTCCTCGACAGATGAACGGCATTGCGGCTCTCATCGTATATCGTTTACTCGGTATGCCCGAGACTGATATCGCTGAGGCACTCGGAACAGACGTAGAGAAGATCAAAGCCATCGCTGCCTCGTCACTCTTTACTGATCTATATGGTAAAGTGTCGAATCAAGTGATGGACCTAAATAGCGAGAGCATTCGTGTACGCTTCGCTGCTATGTCTCGTGATGCACTTAATAAAGTGTATGAGATCATGTCTGATAGCGATGACAAGAACGCTCTCAAGGCTGCGCAGGATATCCTCGACCGTGCGGGCCATCGTCCTGCGGACATCGTGATGCACCAACATAAAGTCGAAGGTGGTCTCAAGATCGAGTACATCTCTCGTAAGATCGATACTGTTCTTCCTGTTGTGGAAATTGAGGGGTAAAAGAAATGTTCGTTGTTAAGAAGTCACAAGCTATCTCGATTGGTGCCTCTGCCACAAAAGTAAAGCTGAATAACTCCATCACTGTTCAAGGCGCTAATCCTGATGTGATGTATCGCAAAGCTTCACACATTCGCATCGTCAACACACACGCATCGCAGCTTCTTTATTGGAAACGTGGTGGTGCTACGATCACGACATCTAATGCTGAAGGTGTGATCGGTGTCGCAAGCGATAGAAGTCAGATCATCCCACTACAGAACATCGATGAGATTCAGATGATTGCTTCTGGTGCAACGACCACTGGCTATCTTGAATTCGGCTCACCGGACTAACTAGACGAATCCGGGGGGATCACACATCGTGGCTTCGTCTGCTTATCGCTTGCAAGAAGGTTCCTTACAGGAACAGTTCTTCGCATCACGCAATAAGATTCAAATCTACGGCGGAGGTTTTGCTAATGGCAAGACCTCCGCAATGTGTGTTCGTGTCTTGATGCTTGCAGAGTCGTATCCCGGTGCTGAGTTCTTGCTTGCTCGTGCTACTTATCCTAAGCTTGAAGACACATTGAAGAAAGAGTTCATCAAGTGGTGTCCTGCGCATTGGATTAAGAAGAAGACGGATAAGCCGAACAACATTCATCTCTCGAATGGTACAACGATCAACTTCCGCTATATCGCACAACAGGGGAAGGGTGAGGAGCAATCGACATCCAATCTCCTCTCTGCCAACTATGATCTCGTTGTCGTTGACCAAATCGAAGACCCCGAAATCGTACACAAGGATTTTCTCGACCTACTTGGGCGCTTACGTGGAACGGCTCGATACATCGGAACCGATCCCACAATGCCCACCAGTGGTCCGCGTTGGTTTCTTATCACGTGCAATCCAACTCGCAACTGGGTCTATAAGAAGATTGTCAAACCTGTTCATGACTATAAGAAGAAGATCAAGAACAGCGATCTCATCTGTGATGTCGAGGGCGTTCCACTAATCGATATCTATGAAGGATCGACGTATGGGAACAAAGACAATCTCCCCGCCGACTACATTACTACTCTTGAGGCTTCGTACACAGGTCAAATGCGCGAGCGTTTCCTTCTGGGGAAATGGGGTGCATACGAAGGACTCGTGTTTCCGATGTTTGATGAACAGAAGCATTGTGTCGATCAGAGACTCATGCTCAACACGATACAGAGAAAACGAGATGACCATGTCAAGTTCACAGTTGTCGAAGGATACGATTTCGGTATTGCAGCACCGAGTTGCTACTTGCTCGGACTTGTTGACGAACAGCGAAACGTCTTCGTCATCGACGGCTTCTATGAGAAAGAGATGGAGATTCCAGAACAGTGTGAGAAGATTCGTCTCATTCGTGAGAAGCATCACATCCCACATGACAACGCGATATTGGCTGATCCTGATCTATTCCGGCGCAAGCCTGGGCAGCATGGAAGTCTATCTACTACAGTAGCCGGTCAGTTCCGTGATGAAGACATCATCCTCATTCGTGGTGATAACGCTGTCATCCCTGGTATCACAAAGATCAGACAGTATCTCACACCGCAAGAGTTCCATATCAATCCGTTCTATGGCTCTCCCGGTGGTGCGTTCCTCTATTACTCGAATCATCTAGAGTTCATTGGTAATGAGTATGCGGGTTATACGTGGAAGAAGAATACATCAGGCGATAACGAAGACGTACCAGTAGACAAGAACGATCACGCGATTGATACTACGAAGTACATGCTCTCGAAACGTCCTGATATTGGTAAGGTAGTCGTACCGTTCCGTAAGAAGTCATTCGGTCTGCAATCGTGGGCCGAATCGGATTATGAAGATCATAAAGGAAAAGCCCGTTATGGCCGATAAGCCTCTTAACGAGACAGAGAAAGACGTGCTGGCGATGAGTGATGATAGCTTCAAAGAAGGAGCCACATCTAAGAAAGCGCCGAAGACAAACTCATTCGAGATGATCGGGGCGTTGAAGATTCCCATCTCGTCCAAGCGTGGAAAGATGTGGCAGTCCCGCGTTCGTGAAGGGAAGAAGAAACTTGACCCGTACAAAGATGCGTGGAACGAGGCCATCGCTTATTATCTCAATGATCAGACTATTGAAAGAGACGGTACTAAAACCAAGTCGTCGCGTATCAGGAAAGAATCGTCGTCTGAGATTGAGAACATCGTGTTCGCCAACATCTCTGCGGCGACTCCTCGTATTTACGCACAGAACCCTCGTATGGAGATCACATCTAATTACGACGATGCAAAAGCGAAAGATTTCGCAACGGTTGCGGAACGGCTGTGTAATGTTCTGATCAATAAGAATGAGAACCCCGGCCTCGGACTAAAAGCGAAAGTACGTCGCGGTGTTACTGTTGCGCAGCTTACCAATCTCGTATGGGCCGAAGTTGATTTCGTAAAGAAGGATGAGTCGAGCGAGCAGGCGTATGCAGACATCAAGCGTATCTCTAAAGAATTGGAAGATGCGAAGGATGTGAAGAAGATCGAGGAGCTTGAAGCACAGCTTATGGCTATCGATGAGAAGTACGACATGCTTGCTCCTGGTGGTCCGAATGTCACGATCCTCCGCGCTGATGAAGTAATCGTTGATCCGAATGTCACAGAGCATGGCTTTATCGATGCGATGTGGATGGCTAAGAAGAAGATGTTCCCGACACGCTTCTTAGAAGTTAAGTACATGCGTAAGGACAAAGAGGGCAAGCAAGCTCTCATCTTCAAGCCTGATCACATCATCAAGAACAAGATCGAAGCAGAAGGGGACGAGCCGTTCTCTCTATTCGAAAGTGACGGAGAGCCTGAGAAGTACGGATACTCCAACAAAGACGACTTCGAGAACGCGAAGATGTCTGCCGTGTGGTACGTATGGGATAAGATCACTCGTCGTGTTGAGATGTATCTTGAGAACGATTGGAAGTGGCCGCTGTGGGTTTGGGATGATCCTCTCAAGCTTCAACGCTTCTTCCCATTCGTACCTCTCTCACTCGTGACACCTGTGATCGGTCCTTACTCCAAGGGAGAAGTCTCTTATTATCTCGATCAGCAGGACGCGATCAACGACATCAACGAACATCAACGTCTCGCTCGTCGGTGGGCACGCCATAACATCTGGTACAATTCGACGTACATCGATGATGTCACTATGGCGAAGGTGCTAGAAGGCGGTGCGAAGAATGGTGCTCATGGATTGAAGCTTGAGCCGGAGTCAAACTTGAAGACGTGATCTACTCGATCCTGCCTCCGGGCTCGAACTTCATGTCTCTATTTGACAAGTCACCGCAGTATGCAGCCATTGACCGTGTTGCTCCTGTGAATGAAGTTGCTCGTGGTGGTCAGTACAAGACGAACACCACAAACAAGGCTATCGATCAGTACTCACAGTCTCGTACCGTACGCACAGATGATAAAGTCGATATGGTCGAAGATTGGATCACAGAGATCATGTGGTGTGTTCTTCAACTCTGTCTGATGAATTATAGAGAAGAAGACCTTGTTCCTCTCCTTGGACCTATCGATGCAAAGACGTGGGGATCAGTTGCGCCACTCCCGCCCGAACAGATCAATGCTACGATCTCTTCATTCCAAGCTGCATCAGGCTCAACTCAGAAGCCTAACAGCCGTGAGAAGAAAGAGAATGCTATGGAGATGTCGCAAGTTCTCGGTCAGTTCGCGTCGAGTGCGCCTGCTGCATTGATCGTGGCACTCAAAGCATTAGAACAAGCGTTCGATGAAGTCGTGATCAAAGAAGAAGATTGGGCATTGATCCGTGAGAGCATCGAAGCACAGATCGGAATCCAATCCGCCGACGCAGCGAAGATCGCATCAGAAGGTGGATTGAACAATCAGCAACAGATGATGCAAGAACAACAGATGATGCAGCCACAGCCGGTTGATCCAGCTATGGTCGAAGAGTTTCTTGCATCACTACCTCCCGAAGTTGGTCAACAGATCGCAGAGCTTATTCAATCTGGTGCCGATCCTGTTGAAGCTATCACACAAGTCACCGGACAACCCCCGCCGTTTTAGGCGAGCATAAAGGATCACAACGATGAGCGACGTAGAAGATAAAGACAATGACATTGTTTCGCGTATCATGGAACAAAGTGGTGTCGGAGAAGATGAACATGCTGGTATGGGAGAAAGTGATTCCCTGTCCGGTACGAAGTCTGTTGGGAAGCAGTCGGGCGTTACTGATGATGAAGGCGATGAAGAGCCACGTCAGCAACAGCAGAAGCCTGATGTAAACAATGATGGGACTAAGCAGAAGGCTCAGCCTCAGCAAAAGCCAAATCAACAGCAGCAACAGCACAAGAAACCCGAACCGCTTGTTGATGAGAATAAGCAGGTCATCGCTAATGGCGGTGCCGAACGTCGCTTGTTTGAGAAGTATAAGCGTGCTGCCGAAGTCGATCTCCCGATTCTTCAGCGTGAGATCAATGCGTATAAAGAAGCTGCTAACTTCTCCAAGTATGAACTTAGCGCGCAGGAAGCCATTACTGGTTACTCACTCGTTAAGGCTTGGAAGGAAGACCCTGCGAAACTGATCAAGCATTTGATCACTCAGGCGAAGACTGCCGGTATCAGCGTTGATCTCGGTGGTGGAGCGCAAGCTGGCATTGACACCGAGGCTGTCCGTGCTATTATTGCGGAACAAATGCGCCCTCTGACTGATGCTCGTCAGCAGAGAGAACAAATGGCCGAAGCTAACGCCCAGGCCGAAGAACAATACAACGCGTTCGTGGAGCAATTCCCCGACGCGACGATCCAAGAAGAGGCTATCGCTGCACTGATTACTAAAGACCCTGATATGACTCCTCGTGAGGCATACTACGCGGTCAAGAGTTTCATCGCAGAGAATGGTTTGTCTTGGAACATCCCGCTGAAAGATCAGCGCGCAACCGGGGGGAAACAGACCCCTGTGCATAAACAACAGCCTGGAATGCCGCGTACTCGTCAAACTGTCGTAGTGCAGAATGATGACGCCGACGACAACTCCGAGCCGGTTATCGCGCCAGCATCTTCTTCATGGCCCGACATTATTAAGTCTTCGATGAAGGAAGCTGGCTACTATAAATAGTAGTCAACAAAGGGATAAACAATGACTCTCGCAACTGTAACCCATTCAACGATCACGAAGTCTCGTGGTAAGTTGATCATGGCATCGGTGAAAAGCAACGCCTACATGGCGTGGCAGTTCGCCAACGAACAGGTCGAATTCGAAGATGGTGGTAAAGACATCACCAATCCTCTGACGACTGGTCGCAACCCGAACGTAACCTCTTACGAATACTACGGATCGCTTCCTACTGCGCAGACTAACGAATTCACGACTGTCTCTTATGGCTGGTCGCGTGTCGCTGGTACTGTGATCATCTCCGATCAGGAAGAAGACGAAAACCGTGGAGAAGCTCAAATCTTCAAGCTGCTTAAAGCCAAGATGAATGTCTTGGAAGAAAGCATCAAGGAGAAGTTCTCTTCCTACCTCTATGCGACCGGCGCTGGCACTGATCCGTATGGTCTTGGCAACATGATCCCTGCTGATCCGACTGCTGGCACTCTCGGTGGTATCTCTCGTGTGAACGAGTCGCAGTGGCGTACGTCTTCGTATGACTTCGCCGGTACGCTCGACAGCACGAACATCGAAGAAGCGTTTGACGACATCCAGCTTGATCTCACGATGAAGGGCGAGAAGCCTGATCTCATCCTGTGCGGTCGTAACGTGATGCGTCACTATCGCCAAGCCGTTCGTGATAAAGCCGTGATCAACCTCAACACTTCCAAGAGCGGAAGCAAGATGTATGATCTCGGATTCTCCGGTGTCTCGCACAACGGCGTTGCGATGCTCTATGATGAAGATTGCCCGGTCAACACCGCGTACTTCATCAACAGCAAGTTCCTGCGTCTGCACATCCTCAAGCACGTCAACATGAAGGCGAAACAGCTTACGTCTCCGTGGACTGTCGATGCTAAAGGCTCGCGTGTTGTTTGGCAGGGTCAGCTTTGCTTGTGGGCCGCTTACCGTAAGCACGCTTACCTCGCCATCTAATAGAAGGATACGACCACATGTCCGTTGTTCGTGATGTAAAACCCGCTTTCGTTGTTCAACGTCAAGAGGGACCGTTCGAGAAAGACGTGATCAGATACGGAAAGAAGAAGATCGCGGAAGGCAAATATGAAACCACGAAGACAATCGAGAAGAAAGTCTTCACTCATGGCTACATGGTTGTCTTCCCGAAAGGTCATTCCGTATTCATCGAAACCGAAGAAGAACTTCATCGTCTTGGTTTCGGCGGTGATCCCACGCTTGTCGATATGGAAACTGGTGATGTCGTGGGCGCTCTTGGTATTCCCGGTATGTCTATGCCGACGAAAACTCGGAACGCTCCGATCAGCGGAAGTAAATAGGAAGGAACTAGACTATGACTGTCGCTTCTCAGAGAAAACATGCTGGACGTGTGGCGCTTAACTCATACGTTCCCGCGATGCAGTACGCTGCGGAACTTGGTGACAATAACATCTTCTATGTCAACTTTGGTTCGCCGCCTGCTGCTGCTACTACTGGCATTATCACCACGATGGCACAGGATACGGCTATCGATGTCGGTCGTGCTTCGTTCGACTCTGCTACTGCGTATCTTGCCGAAGCCACATTCGGCGCAACGGTACGTATCATCGGCACTACGACTGACACCGCTGCTGTTGCTGTGTACGGTCGTGACTTCTACGGCCAGCCGATGAAGGAAACTCTCACGCTTGCCGACAACGTTGCTGTTGCTGGTGTGAAGTGCTTCAAGACTATTGATCGTGTCACTGTCGGTGCTTCCGCCTCTGACACGTTCTCGATGGGTTGGGGCGGAATTTGGGGCTTGCCGTTTAAAGCTACACACTGTCTCGGTGAAATCGCTGATGGTGTTCCGGCTGCTGCGGGAACTCTCACCGCTCCGGTACTCACCGATCCGCAAACGGCTACCACTGGTGATCCTCGCGGTCGCTATACGCCGACTACGACTCCTGACGGTGCGAAAGATATCACCGCAGTATTCATCGCGGATAACTCGATCAACGCTGCCGGTAACGGTGGTCTGATGGGAATTGCTCACTACAACGCTGCGTAAGCTTCGTCTTAGTGATCAATATGTGGCGGTACAGTGTTGTGGTCCACTGTGCCGCCACATTACTATAAGGGGTATGCTTGATGACAATTTCCTTCCCGACACAATCCGAGTGCATCCAAGAGATCATTAAGCAAATGTCGATGGTCCCTGGTACATCTGTTCAGGTGTACGCAGAGGACATCATTGCTTCTTATTTCCAGAGTGCATTCGATGAAATCTTCGATTCATACTTCTGGCCGGAATACACGTCATGGCAGACTTTCACGCTTGACGGCACGATTGGTATTCCGAACGCAAACATCGACACGTATGTTAAACGGATACAGGATATCGGCACGATGTTCATTGGTGGAACGCGTACTCCGATACATCGTATGCCTTCACAAGAGAATCCTTCGCTCGTCACAGGGACCAGTCCGAAGTTTTATGATGCATACACCGCTACTCGTGAGCGTGTGTTCCGAGTGTATCCCGCTGCATCAACTGGCACATTAGACTGTCGCGTAAGGACGAAGCCTGCGGACTTCATCTCTACGAGTGTGATCTATCTCGATAAGTGGCTTCCGATCTTCCGTGCTGCATGGCTCTACGCTGAACAAGATGCCGCGAACCCTGGACTAACCGCTGTGTTCCAGAATCGATTTGAAGAACGCATGTTGCAAGTTAAATCTAGCATCGCGTCTGCTGCTCCTATTCCTGTAAACCCGAGCGCGGGATCAGGCATTGAGACGGAGTGGCGGTAATGGGTAGACAGATTCCGCGATCAAAGAAGATTCAAGACTCAACACTGAGAGATTTCTCCGGTGGCTTGAACCTTGCTGATAACGAACAGAACCTCTCACCGATCTATCAAACAACGTTGAAGAATCAGTTCCGCGGTGAAGGCGGTGCGTTGAATAAACGTTACGGCACAAAGTTGTTCTGTAAGATCGACACAGCCGCGACGTTCACTATGTCTGATAATGATGCCTTCTTGGCGAATTTCTCGTTATCAACTTCTCCTAATCTCGCTCTTGAACGCGTGCATCACGGTTTTACCACAGGTGACTCGATCACGTTCGGCTCTATTGAAGATGTCAATGGTATAACGGGTGCCGCGATCACTGGTACGAAAACTGTGACTGTGATCGATGCGCACTTGTTCACGATCAACGTTGGAGCGTTCACACCAACAGACGCGGGAGCAGAACTCAATCTCGCTGGCACATACACGTATGGTGGAAGCGGATCACTCGCCGGTTCGATCCTCAACATGGTATACTTCAATAATCATATCGTCGTCGCTACTACGGCAGGAGAGGTCGGCAAAATCAATGGTGCTGGCGTTCTCACAGTGATCTGGAATTCTACGATTGCTCGTGCAGCTAATGATTCACAAACGACAATCGCAGCGACAAACGCACAGGCAGGAGCATCAACAACTTTCTCCGGCACGATTGGAGGTGTCACGCTCACATCAACGAACACGACTGCTGCAACGGATGGTGCATCTCTCGCATCACTTCTACAGACAGCATTCCGCACAGCCGATGGTGCAGCGACGGATATCTCTGTGTCGTGGGCGACAGACGTACTCACATTCGTAGACAACCGTGGACGTGATATGTCTGCGTTCTCATTGGATGGTGGTGCGGGTGCCGCTGCTTATGACAATCCTGATGTATGGTCATCGAGTGCTACGCAAGTCAACTTCGCAGAGTTCGGCGGTGAGTTGATCATCGTCAATGGAGTTGATAAGCCAATCCTCGTAGCACAGGATTTTTCTACGAATTATCTAGTCGATATTGCGGCGGGAACGAACACGTACGTACCTGTGTGTCAATACATCGCAACGATCAATCACTATGTCGTCATGGCTGGCGATCCAACATCACCTAATACGCTCTACATCTCACATAAAGACGCGAGTGGTACGTGGGCTGGTGATGCTGATCCGAACCTTGCACGTAATGATGATCTATCTAAGATCGCAGGCACGAGTGAGATTCGTGGTCTTGGCCGTTTCCGTGATCGTCTTGTCGTATCGTTCGACTCCGCTTCTATCTTCGCAGAGCTTGATCGCTACGATGACACTGGCGCACATCAACCTCTCTATCAAGATGCCATCGAGCAAAACGGAAGTGTCTCTCATCGAGCAATGCTCTCAGTCGGTGATGACTTCTTCATGTGCGATAACAATGGTGTCCCGTCTGTCGCTCAGGCTTTGCTCACCTCATCCTTTCGGCCTAAGCGTGCAAGTCGTCTAGTCGATCCTGGCCTACGCGCTGACCTTCGCAATCTCAATCTATCATCGCTCGTTGATCGTGTGTTTGCGGTCTACAATCGTATCGATGATCAATATATGCTGTTCGTGCCTAATCATCCTCTCCAAGCGTCTACTACTGAAACAACTGTGTGGGTCTTCACATCGAAGCCTTCACAGAAGATCGAACAGTGGTCGAAGTTTGAAGGATGGAACTTCCGTGCTGCATGTCGTTCGTTCTTGAATCGCATCTTCCTCGCTGATGCGACACGTATCTATGTCTACGGTACAGAGAGTGATCAATACTACGCAGACTTCATCAATGGTCCGAGTGATACTGATGGTACTGGTACTGATGTCGAATTCGATGTCGAGTTTCCGTGGGTAGACTTCGGCCAGCGTCCACAGATCAAGCAGTCTCGCTATGTCCAGCTAGAGTCATTGGGCGATTCTCCCTTTACTTTAGAGATGTATATTGATAATCTGCGGTACGATATGGATGGAGAGGACGACCCCGCGCTCTCTATTGACTTTATCGGAGGTGAGTCAGGCGGCTACGGCTCTGGCGAACAACCCTTCGGTGGCGGGAGACGAACTATCGATGAGCGTGTCTGGAATTGGCCGTCGAAGTTCAAAATCGCAAAATTCAGAATTAAAGGTTCATCGAAGAAAGACTTGCGACTCATCTCGCTAACAGTCTTACGTCTTCATGGGAGCATTAGACGATGAGTGCAGTTCTCGCATACACGACTAACTTCAACCTCACGACGATCAATTTTAATTGGGCGACGTGGCATGATCAGATGAATCGCAACATCAATGATATTGATGCGATCATGCAAACGATCTCGGGCTTATCTGCTGGTGTGTGGGCGAACTCTACTGCGTATGTTGTTGGTGATCGTCGTATCGATTCATCGAACTACGTTATCTATGAATGTAATGTAAATCATACCTCTCACGCTTCTCAAACGTTCGCACAAGATCGTGCTGCGAATCCTACGTATTGGTCGGTTATCTCTGACACCTCTGTCGCGGGTGGTATTGATTTCCAATTCACATTCGATGACAGCACAACGACTGGTGCCGATCCTGGTGATGGTGATGTTCGTCTGAACAACGCCACGCTTGCGTCTGCAACTGAGATCACATTCTCGAATAACTCTGCTGACGCCGGCAATCCTGATGTCTCTGACTTCATCGCATCATGGGATGATCTAGGTGCATCTGCCAATCGTGGATCATTGATCATCCGTAAAGAAGGTGATCCATCGTTCTTCCGTATCTATACAGTTACTGGTAATGTTACAGATAGCACGACACATCTCACGATGACGATTGCGAACGTTGCAGGTAGCGGAACTCTCACGGCTGCTGATGTTCTCTACTTCCACTTTGTTCCTGCGGGAGCGACAGGCGCTACAGGTGCTGCTGGTGCTGATTATGCGGCTGATGCTGAATTAAACGCGCTCGCTGGTCTTACGAGTGCTGCCGACCGTCTTCCATATTTCACAGGATCAGGCACAGCCTCACTTGCTGTGTTCACATCATTTACACGCACACTTCTCGATGACACGACTGCTGCGGAGGCTCTTGCAACTCTCACGGCTGTTGGACAAGGCACTGTTGAAATACCGCTTCCTGCGTGTGTGTGGAGAGCGCCAACAACGAATGGTGCTGCGTACGACAATACTGAGACGAGTACGAATGACATTCCAGTTGAAGGATGGTTATTCGATGCAACAACCGAAGAAGCGATCTGGACCTCTATGGTTATGCCAAAGAGCGTCAATGCTTCATCGACTATAAGTTTCAACGTTCATTGGACGGCTGCGAGTGGTAGTGGAACGTTCGTTGCTAAAATCGCATGTGTCTCTCTCGGTAATGATGAAGCACATGATACTGCTGTCGGTACTGCACAGACTTGTACTGATACCTTGATTACCGCAGCACGTAATCATATCTCTCCAACATGCTCTGCTGTGACTCCCGGTAATACGTGGACACAGGGTGATATGCTCTACATCAAACTTTCTCGTGATGTCGCCACTGATACTCTTGGTGTTGATGCAAAACTTACACACGTCTCAATGTTCGTGACGACCAACGCTGCTACGGACGCCTAAATATGAAACCGGGTTT